ATATAGTTGACAAAGTTTGGTTTATAAGAAAGGTGAGTAGCAATCTTTAAAAAACAAGAACCAAGATAGTTCGGTATGGGTGGTTTACCCTCCCATGGTCCAGACTTAGGAGGTTCTTTATCAGGATACTTTTTGATAAATGCTTCTCTAGCTATAGCAACTTTTCCTCTATAAACAATCATTGCTTCCAGCAACTCCTTGTTATTTACATAATGTTCCGTCTTTTTTCTAGGCATAGCATCGGAGTTCCCGTTTTGTTAATTGTTCTTATTATATCACAAAACTTAGGCCTTGACAAGGTACGCAAATTTCAGTAGAATAACCTTTGTGAGGGTTGATGGAGATATTAGCTCTCTTTGTTTGGTTTTATATTAAATAAGGCTTCTAGTTTTTTACGAGCATCTTTTACTGAAGAGATGTAACCCATATTAGAATCAAGAGATACTTCTCCACTGGAAGGTATATGTGGAGGGACAGGAGATTCTAAATCTTCAGAATTGTAATTATTATAAATGTCAATAATTTTTTGATTATTAGTTTCTGTTATTGTTATAATTTTATCCAATTTAATCATAAAAATATCTTCATCTGTTAATTCTATCCAAGGTCTTACCTTAATAAAACTTGCATTGGCATAATTGTTCATCTTAAGTATCAAAGGTTTTTGTAATATGACAATAGGATCATTATCATTATCATCTACAGACACCAAAGCCATTACTTCTTCCCCTGAGACCATTTTTATTATTGCATAAAATTCTTCTTCCATTAGTTTTTAAGTGGGATGTTGACTATATCATAGTTGAAATTTTCTTCATTATAAACTTTAATCCTCTCTATTAGGTGATTCAAAGTATAATTTTTTCTTGATTTGTAACTAATATCGTCAGCAATGTCATAGAGAGTTGCTTTTGTTTTATTGTCTCCTTTCCTAAGGACTCGTCCAATGGACTGGAGATTTCGTATTCGTGATTTGGAAGGAGAAGCAAAAATAACATTGTGGAGATTTTTTATATTGATACCAGTGGAAAATGTACCATATGAAGCAACAATAATTGCATTGTTCTCACGTTCGGTTATTTGTCGAACTTCTTCTCTATCTTCAGTATCCACTCCACCATGAATAAAAAACACACGACGATTTTCTATAGTATTATTATTATTTATTAATTCATATAACGGTTCACCATGTGCTTCGACTCTAGCATAGAGTATGAGTGTATTACCTTTCAAATCTAAAGCAAGATTTTTAATAAAGTTATTTCTACGATTATGAGTAATAATATACTGAACTTCCTCCTCAAAATTCTCAAATTTATTTGGTGGGTGTTTCAATAGAAGCACATTAATGTCTAATGTAGCAAGATGACCTTTCTTCATGAGTTCATCAGTTTTAATGATCTTGTAGGAAGGTCCAAACAATCCTTCAAGAACCCATTTATGAGTCTCGGTTCCATCTAAAGTTCCTGTGAATCCATAACGATACTTAGCATCCGCAAGTTTTGTCATTATAGATATTAATGATTTTGATTTAAACTGGTGAGCCTCATCCCCAACCACAACAGAGAATCTCTCAAAATATTTTCGGGGAAGTTTGTAGATTGATTGCCAGGTAGTAATAATGACTTGAGAGTTCGTCTCTCTTTCTCTACCAGCGTATATCTTGTGACAAAATGAACCAACGTCCCATCCATAATCCGCAAAGTCTTTATACATTTGCTCTACTAGCGAAGTCGTCGGAACAACTATCAGAGTATTTTTCTTTGTCTCAACAAAATATCTCACAATCGCATATATCATCAACGACTTACCTGAAGCAGTTGGGGATATCAACAGCTTTCTATTATGCCTTAGAGCGTCGTATACTCCATCTATCTGATAATCTCTAGGTTTATGTTTCGAAATAGCTGTCATATAATCCTTGACACCTCCTTTCGAAATCATTTCATTAACTTCAAATGGCAATCCATAATGTTTATTATCTCTAAATTCGTAATTATAACCATGGTCTTTACAGAACTGTATGACTCTATCTAACAACCCTACATATATTTCTTTTTTCTGAATATTAAATAAACGAATCTTTCCATCCCAAAATTTCTTCTTATATGCTGGTGAAAACTTTGCACCAGGTACCTCAAAAGTAAATTGATCTGCTAACTCATAATAAACATGAGGTTCTGCCTGAACGTCAAGAAAGACCTCATTCTTCTTTGATATAACCAAATGTGACATAACATAGTGTTCATTTGGAAATATTTATCAACTAAATCCAGACTGGAATTTATGCCATTCTATGGCATTTTTTATTTGATATGTTCTGTTAGAAACGTTTCTGATAATCTCTTCTAAAAATTTTAGAGTGGTATCATAATATCTGATCTTGAGATCAATCTTAGATAACCTCTCATCTGCATCCAGGTGCCTTTGTATTGCGTCTTTTTCCCTAACCTTATACGGAAATGGATCTTCTGCATATACTTCAGGTTCTGCTTTTCCAGTATAATAATTATATCTTTCTAATCTCGCTTTACTATATTGTTCTCTTGCTTTTTCACGCAATAGAGTAATAGTATTATAGACAGTATAATACTTCGAATGTAATTGAGGAATTTTTAATGATTCATCATGTAGGTTATCAGGGTCAATGACAGAATCTTTCTGCCACATTTCCTGAATTTTGTCAAGATCCATAATAAAAGTTTAATTGCTTATAAAGGTGTTCTCCCGTCTGGGCCAACAATGTCGTATATAGTATACTTGAAATTAACCTCTGCTGTAAAGTAGTTGACATCAGTATCGGTTGCTTCGAATTCCAAAGAGGTTAATGATGTAGGGAACATATTACTGAATTTTACAATAGCAACATCTCTATAATTACTATTTAAAATATGTAAAGATCCATCACTAAATGCTTCATCACCATCTCTAGCACCTTTATTATCGGTAGTAAGAGTTTTATATTCCTGTGCCGTTTCTGGAAAACCCAATCCTGTTAACCAGTTATGAATTGCCATATAATTTTCTAATTCTTCATCTACTAAAAATCTAAGAGAGAAATCACCAAACTCCAGTTTATCACCAGGAATATCAATATTCTTAAGATAATTTGGTTGTGAAGCAGTTCCCAAAGTAATTTCTGGTATTCTTGCAGAATTTGAAAAGAAATTAACCTTTGGTGTTTTTGTTATGTGAAACTTAAAACCAATAGGAGATAAGAAATTCCTATTTGATATTTGATTCTCAAGAGGATTTCTACTTGTTGCCATTTTTAACCTCCATTACCTCCACCACCGTTGCCTCCTGAACCATTTCCACCGTTGCCGTTACCACCATTTCCATTCCCACTGCCACCATTGCTATGCCCATTGCCATTAGAGCCATTCTTTTTGCCATTTCCATTTTCACCATCATCATCAGGTTCCAATAATCCTCTACCACCCACATGGTATCCACGTGGCATCTTTTTACATTTTTTATCAGTATAGCACCAATACTGTCCTGTGGGACATCTTTTTGCTGCTGCCTCTTCTATGAATTTATCAAATTCTTTCATTAGTCGTTCAGAATCTGTTCATACCATGCTTCACTCATACCCATAATAATATTGCCAGCCATATCAGTATTTTCAGCATATCCTTCACGAATTAGATAATCAGTAATCTTTTTCGTGCGTTCATGTGCTTCTTTCAATTGTTTAGGTGTATAGTTTTTCATGGTAATACTACTTTTATTGTTATTTATTCACTTACAACCGTTGCATTAGCCCACCACTTGGGTTGGTAGGTAATTCCTAAATCTGTGGTTATAGTTGTATTTTTTTGTGCATTTGCTGCTGATTCGGTAGAATATACTTTTCTTTTAGAATAATCATTACTCCAAGCATTATCCCCACTATAATATTCTATACCACCTGATGGCACAGCAGAACCAAGAATACTTTCTTTTTTAATATGAAATGGCATAATAGAACACAGGTCTCCAGAAATATTTAGATAAAAAAAAGAGGACTCCGTAGAGTCCTCTTGATGAATAAAGGAAATATATCCTTTTTCTTACATAAGGTTTTGTACCTTAACTCTTCTATAGTACTTATTACTATTTCTGATGATTGCACCAGGATTAGTAGTTGTAGCACCCTGTGAGAATGGGTTAGCAACAATACCATAACGAGTCTTAAACCCGATTTTTGGTTGGAAAGTATTCTCTCCCACTGCACGAACCATCTGTAGAGGAACGTAAGGGCAATAGAATAATCCAGCGTCATAAGGTGAAGTACCCTTGTATCCAGCAACATAGTACTGAGCACCAGCAGCAGATCCGTTGAATCCACCAGCATATGGGTCAATGTATACCTTATACTTACCTTGAAGAGTTCCAGCAAATGTATTGCCAGTGTCATCAACGTTAAGGTTAGCGTTAAGAGCAGGTGTGTAATCAAGTACACCAGCCATTGTTAGAGCAGAAGCAACGTCTGCGGAGCAAAGGATCATATTGCCCTTTCCTCTACGAGTTTGCTGTGCGATAGCGTTGGCATCTCTTTCGATCTGGAAGATCAGACCTTTGAATTTCTCAACTGACCATCTACCATTAGAGTCAGTATCAAGGTCGAATGTACCACCAGTAGCAACGTTTGTTTGAGCACCAGGAACAGCGACGTTATAGATTGTTCTGATAACTTCTCTGTTGATTTCAGCAAGGATCTCAGTAGAAAGAATGTTGGCAAGTTCTGCCTCTGCATTCAATCCATGAATTGCTTTCAAGTCCTGAGCAAGCTCAAGTGAGTATTCTGCTTTTAGAGCACGTGACTT